TTTATCGATAGGGGGGGGGTAAACCCTTACTGGTAAACCCTACCCTTACGTAGAAACCCTTAAGGGTAAACCCCTAGGTACTAACCCTATTAGGGTAAACCCTACTGTGTTTTGGTCCAGTACTGTACATCCCTGCAGCCTGGCCTTCCATACAGTAGTAGAAACCCTTAGATCCAAGGTTATGCATTTTTTGCATAGTTTGTCTCACTAGCGCAAAGAGGTAATGTGCATCAGTCTTTGTAGAGTTTCTTTCAGTTAGTTTTCTTTATGTCTAACCAAATCCCTATCTCCTTATCTATCACTCTATAAACCCCTATCTAATCCCTTATAAGAGTTGAAGCCCTAGTAATGGGTTATCCCTTTATTTCGGAGGATCATTTGTAGCTACAAAATCAAATTGAAAACTCAGGTTTTAAGGGTAACTACTGATAGGGTTTTGGAGCATCTAATGGAATCAACAGCTTACGAGAGTTGGCACGATTCTTTCGCGCTATATATGTGAGAGGGTCAGAAATTGGCTCTCTCTTTCATCAACTCAATAGGCGTAAACAAAATGAACTACTCAGATACAGAAATAGACCGCATTGTTAGATCAATGGCTTTAGGCACTCATGGAAGCTTTGCAAGGGCATTAGGTGAGGCTTTTATGGTTGCTGACTCTAACAACCAAGAAATCATCCTTGAATCGTTTAGTGCCTTGTTTTCCAAGGTTGCACGATTCTTAGATATTGAGGAGTAATCAAATGGATAAAAATACCTCCAAATTTATTAGCACAATCAATTGGATCTCTCATGTATTAGGTGAGGATATTAGATATAAAGAAATTGATTACAAGCAAAGACTAATTGAAACCCAGAAACAATTAGAGAAAGCTTTAGAAGATTTTACGAATGATCATTTAAATAGAAAGTAAATAATGAAAACAGTTATATTTGAAGCTATTTTTGGCATCATCCTTTTTTGTGCAGCAATTGCCTTAATGCTTGCTTATTTTGATGTCCTAATCCCTTAATCTTTTTTAATAGGTGTAAATAATGATTAAATCAAAAGCAAAAGACAAAAGACATCCAAAGATTATTAATGAATGGATGGTTTATGAAGGCATAAACGAAATTAATGATGTATTTGGGGTATTAATTGCCCTGAAATCTTATATTAGAAGCGAAGATTTTAATAAATATCATGCAGAAATGATTGTCTCTTCTGTTCAATCATTGTTGTGTCATGGTACTGAGACAATTGAAAAATGGATGGATATAGAGGAGGAGGTTAAATGAAACTAGAAATCATTTCCACTGGTGGAGGTTTTAATGGTTTATCCATGCCTCATCCATTGGGCAAAGATTATGGTTATTTTTTAATAACCGATTCATCAGGAGAGCAGCCACCAATTATTGGAGGCAAAGCCATCATTGGATGGTATACAAGTGATTCTGAATTTTTAGGATATTTAGACATTCAACAATGGGATGGTTTGCCATCCTAATCAATCAACATTTAATAGGCGTGAATATGTATAACCCTTACAAATCAATCATAAAAAAAGATGGCCTCATTTATAAAAAGCTTTTAGGCACTGCTTCTACAAAGACAGTAAAAGGCGAGAAGATGGGTTTCTTAACTGCCATCCTCTACCTAACCCCTAATGATGATCTTTGCCCACTTGCAAGGCTTGCTGGCTGCATGGAAGGATGCCTCTACTCATCAGGCCGTGGCGCTTTTAATTCAGTACAGAAGGCAAGGCAAGCAAAAACTGAGTTTTGGTACACCCAACAAAAAAGCTTTTTGTTTTCCCTTTGTGCAGATATTTGGGAATTGCAAGAAAAGGCAAGTAGAAATAATCAAAAGCTTTTAGTTCGCCTTAATGGAACCAGCGACATCCTTTGGGAGAATTACGAGGTTATCCCAAATAGGACAATTTTTAATTTATTTTGTAATGTCCAATTTTATGACTATACAAAACACCCATCTAGAAACTTGGAAGGCAAAACTGTAGGCAATTATGATTTGACCTATTCATTCTCAAGCATTACCCCAAAGCCAATATCTATTAAAGGATTAACAAATCCTGATAACTCAAGAGTAGCAGTAGTTTTTCAGAAAAAAGAGGATATTCCCTCAAGCTTTAGATCATGGGAAGTAATTGATGGGGATGATACTGATGTCAGACATATTGAGCCGAAAAATGTAGTAGTGGCTTTATATGCCAAAGGCAAAGCAAAAAAGGATCAATCTGGTTTTGTTCAAATTAAGGGGCTGCACTATGAGATGTGATTACAAAACTGAATTTAGATATTTTGATTTTGAGATCCCTCCATTACCAGAGGGTTTTGTAGATATGTCATGGATTAACAATATTTGCCCATCGTTTGAGAGACAATTGAACGAAACTCAAATTGTCACTTTATGGGTAAATTATAAAAATATGAAAAGAAGAGAAATAAAAACAAAACAGTTTTTTATAACAATTGAAACTATTGATGAAATGGATCACGTATTAATTTATGAAACTGATTCATGGAAAGTAATTAATAATCAGATCAATAAACTATTTAAAAAGGCCAAATAATGAATAAGGTATTTATATTAACTGAAGAGGGTGATATTGTGGCAGTTTTCTTTACAAGAGAATTAGCTATTAAATGCGCTAAAGAAAATGAAATAAGAAATTTTCATATTCAAGAATTTAACGTGAGGGTTAAATGATGCACGATATTAGAGAACAAATTAATATTATTTGGGAAGCTTTGCATTCTTATAGAGAAGATTGTATCCCTGAGAGTGATCCAAGTTATAACGAGGAATGGGAGGATATTTGCCTAGCAATGGCAGTTATTCAAGAGCAGTTAGGCGAGGAGGAGGAGCTAGATAATGCAGCATAATAAAATTGGAGAAATGAAGGGCGCTATTGGTGTTTTATTATTAGATGCCTCTGATTTATATGAAGTAATAGATGAGCAAGATTGCGCTTATTGGGTTAAATCTTTAGATGATCCCGATTCAAAACCTCTTTGCATTTCACCCTCTCTCTTTTGGCAATTATTGCCCTCTCTCTGATCAGGGAATCCACAAAAAGGGGCTTTTAGCCTCTTTCTTTGGGCTTCTTAAGTTAGTTAGGGCTTACTTCATAAAATCTAAGATTTAAGCCATTTTTTGTAGTTGATGCATACCTACCATTGGAAAGTGAAAAAGTAAGCTAAAAACGGCCTTAAAATCGATTTTAGCGACATTCTGGACCACGACTCACGCACCAGTTTTCGCTGCTAAGTTAGTGAGTGCCAACTAACCTCTAGGATGTAAGTGAGTGCTAACTTACAAAAAACTAAGGGTTTACCCTAAAACAGGACCTTTTTAGAAAAAGTCGCATTTACTTTTTTGGAAGTTGATTTAACCAATTTTTCAAAGTTCAAAGTTTTTGAAACTTTTGAAATTAGAAAGGGTTTTCATTTTCAAACCTGGCAGAGAGAAGTCTTTGAATTGTGATGTTCAAGGCATCTATCTCGTCCATTTTCTTGATGTGCCACATTCTTTTCTGACCATGCCATCCAAGGGTAGAGTTAGTGTGGCAGTCCTGACATAAAGCTATGCAGGTGTACTGAAGACCTTGCTTAACATGGTGAGCCTCTGATGGTCCTGACGCATCGCATACTGAACAGGGAAGAGATTTCACCAGAGCTAGGTGTAGTCTTTCCTTGGCGTTCAGTTTGTTGTTCATTGGGTTGCCCTGACTTCCATTCTTGCTGAGTACTGGTTGGTTCTCCACACTTCCACCCTTGCTTGGGCAGCGGTCATCAACCAACGATACTTCTCTTCTTTCTCTACTGCGGCTCTGATGCCTTCTAGAATTTCTATGTATTCTTCATGGGCATAAGCAAAGGTTTCTTGTTTACCCAAGACTTCTGTCCCTGCCTGGCTCATCAGGTGAGCCTTCTTTGACTTGCGGAACTCCTCCAAGTACAGGCGATCCGCTTTCGCTTTTGCGTACAAGGGTGCGGTATCGATCAAATACTGAATTGCTTTGTCGGGGCTTATCTGGCTCTCCATGAATCAATCTCCAATGTTTTTCTGCTAAACGCCTAATTCCTTCGGACAGAGATCCATTCCCTGCCAAGGTCAATGCTTGTTCATGGATAGGCGCTACCCTTGCTCGGATAGTCCTACCCTCTTCGCTGATCTTCTTTCGACCAGCGCCTTTTCTGGAGCCGCCACGTTGTTTCATGGCTTGAATTATAGCTACAGAATCAAATTCTTTGTAATACGAATCTGATCGTGTCTCCATCATCCTCTTGGAAAACAACTTCAAAGTCTGCTTTGTAGATGTTCCTGAAGTCAGACATTGGGGTCTTGCCTACTTGTTTCTTGTACTCATTCTGGGATAGAAACACCAATTGTTCTAATTGGATAATCCTTGTGTGGCTTGGATCACCATAAGCCCAGACTGAGTTTCTGGATGGACAAGTCGCAAAGAAGTATCCATTCGGTTTAAGTAGTCTCCAGAACTCTGAGAACTGAGCAAAGAATAGTTTGTAGTCACCCTGTTGACCAAGATGCTCTAGCACCTCGTAGGCATGGATTTCGTCAAACTCTTGGTCTGGAAATGGCAGCGGAAGCTCCATCAGATCCCACACAACATCAGGTTTATGGTCCTCGTTGTAGTCCAAAGTGGTCAGGTTAGACCAATCTTTAGTGCCATCAGAGGCCAATCTTTTTCTGTGATCAGAGCCACAACCAATTAAAAGTTCTTTTTTCATTCTATTTCTACTACCTTATCGCCATTAGATTTAATGTAATTCTTTGTCTTCTGGATATATTTCTCAAACTCAGACCTGGAAATACTTCCCTGTTGGAGATCTGCATACTCAATCAGATCTCTAATGGACTTGATTCCTTGTCCATCCAAACCCATTTGCTTTGTATCTTGAAAGCGTAAAGCGGCCTTGTGAAGACTCTCTTGTGCTTTCTCACAGATAGGTAGCACTTCAGGACCCACCCCGCTCTTGCCCATCATTTCAGACAGATTAAGCACATCAACCAAAACTCTCCAATCATGGATAGTGCCTTGGCCTTTTGTCATAGCTTCTAGTGCGGAGTACTCAAGGAGTCTGAGTTTGTCTAGCTTGTCCCTCTGGGTTACTGATGCTCCGATTATCCCGTGCTGAATGGGATCGATCAGATTCCACATCTTGCGCTTCGTTCTTTTTCTCATTATCTCTGCCGAAAATGGCATCCCATCGGTTTGCGTATTCTTGATTGCTTACATTAAATGGTCTTGGAGAACTGCCCTTGCTCATTTTTTCATACCCCTTACAAAAGCACTAAAACTCTGTGCAGTATCACCAAATGACTTCATTAAACTGAACTCATGGGCAACCTCATCTAAAGTCTGGTTGCGTACTGGACAGTTCCTTCCTTGGGTACAGTCATAAGTGCAACAGTCCATGCCACTAGATTTGTTTGCTCTCAATATCTGTTTTCCAAGGTTACTGTTTTGCTCAACCATGTTGAAGGCTTCATCTTCCTCTGGAGTCCAATCAGTCATGTCTTCACCTGTAAAGATATAGGGATGTAAATACAAGCCTTGTCTTTACTGTTAATGACATGAACTGTCGTTTTATGCTCAGACAATGGCCTTTTGCAGTTTGCACACTTTGCATCAGGATGAGATGGTTTGCAATTTAGCATCATGGCTCAAAGTCCGATGTTTGTTTGTAATTACTTTTGTGCTCATGGAACCGCATTGCAGCTTCCATTTCAAGCTCTTTGAATTGTTTATCAGCGAACAATCCAATCACATCATGGCCTTTAAACAAAATCTCTTTGATGCCTTCGTTGTAAGTGCCATCTTCGTCTTTTTCGTACTCGTAGACTATTGTGACAAGCTCACTGCCTTCGCCTACCAATGTATTGAATTCCCAAGTTTGTTCCATGATTTACTCCTGTTAAAAAATTACACTTTATCAATTATTTTGTATTTTCATACTAGGACTTACCCTTAGATTAAGTCCTCTTTCACCATTACTTCTACTGCAGGTGTCTCTGCATATACCTTTGTGATGTGCAAACTCACTACTTGCTTGTCATCCAGATACACAATCCCGTTCATTCCATCTAAAAAGCACTTGGCAATGTTGTCAATGTCTGGCTTCTTTGTTGGCCTCTCAATGTTTGCCAAAGAATCTTTGCGCTTCTGCTTGGAGAACGATGTGGGTATTCCAACTCTGATGTAGATTGCTACTGTTACAGGCGTTTCTAGCGGCTCTGATGCACCCATTGCAGCTTTAGCCATCATCCTGATTTCGTCTTCGTAGGTTTTAGTTTTTTGTGGGGTATATGTAGACACAAAATTGCCTCGTTTAGCAAATCTGGGCCGTCCTTTACCTACTGGTTCTCCATAAACTGAGTACACAATCATCATTGTCATTTCAGGAGTTCCCATGCTGTGGCGGCACAGAGAGGGACTTGTCCATTACCAATGGCTTTAAGTCTGTCCACCCTAGCGTCCATCCCATTAACCACTCTACGAATATCGGGTTCAGTTGACCACCAGGTACTGTCGGCTCCATAAATGTTTTGTTCTTCGTAGCGCCCCTTTCGGCAGCGTAGTCCAATCTGTCCCTCAGTTGTCCTGTTTGACCCGATCCCTTGTAGTCTGTTGAGCATGGAGTTGGAAACATCTCCTTCGGTGGAGGATAGACCACTTGCTCTCTCAGAGTTGAGTGAGTTGTTCTGCCCTTCCTGTTGTTCTGGTATTGGCGTTCCAAGGCTTCTGGATTTCTTGCGGGTAGTCCATCCATTACTGTTGGAGTGAGCCACAATCCAGATTCTGTCCCTTTGGTGGTTTGCACCAACGTCTTTTGCTCCCACAATTCCCCATTTCGCATCAAACCCCATTGAGGATAAGTCTCCGAGAACGGCTCCAAGTCCCCTAGAAACGAGCATTGGTGAGTTCTCCACAAAGACGTACTCTGGTCCCACTTCGCAAATGATCCTCGCCATTTGTTTCCACATTCCTGATCGCTCTCCATCAAGTCCATCTCCTTTTCCTGCAATGGATATGTCTTGACAAGGAAATCCTCCCGAAATGACTTGAGCAACTCCTCTCCAAGGTCTTCCGTCAAAGGTTTGAACGTCATCCCAAATCGGGAAAGGCGGGAGAAGGCCGTCATTTTGTCGGGCGGCAAGTACGCAAGCTGCGTATGGCTCCCATTCAACGGCACAGACTGTTCTCCATCCGAGAAGTTGTCCCCCAAGTATTCCTCCACCAGCACCTGCGAATAAAGCCAACTCATTCAATTTGTCCTTCTTTCATTCTTGACATATAGGTCCTGACTCGATCTCTTGCTCCAGTTCCGTAGATTCTTTCGCAACGCTCAAGCCTGGCACGAACAAAATCGTTATCTCTGTTTGTTTGCCAAGTTCGGAATATCTCCCTTGCTTCGGCTTTCTCCAGAACAACTCTGTCGCCCTCATTGGATATGTTTTTTCGGCTGTATGCCATAGGGGTTTACTCTAGGTCACCAGTAAGCTCTAAAGCTTTGTTTATCAGGTGGAGAGGGTAAGGAACACCCTCTTTAACCTTGTCTAGCAGTCTCATTGCTTCAAAGTGGGACATTTTTTAGTTTTTTCTCTAAAACATAAGACCAAATAGCACCGCCAGAAACCTTGGCTACAAACTGAAGTGCAACAATTTCAGGCATCAAAACGCCAAACGCAATAGTTGGGAAAAGCAAAGAGTCAACGGCAGCGCCAGCAGTATTTGAAACATTGGCTCGTTTGATCCATGAGCCTGTGGTTTTTACAAAAACTGCCCAATCTACCAAAGCCGCCACTAAGAACGAGACCGCAGAAGCTACTGCAATCATTCCTGCCGCAGGGTTTAACAAATAGGTTAAAGCACCTGTTCCCAATATCAAGCCTCCCATTTGCCATGTTTTGAGTCGAACATGAAGCCAATCACGCAATGTAAGGTCTAATCCAATTAGTAAAAAAGCGTTTATTGGGCTGATTGCTGGCCCAAATGTAGCCACCAAAAGGTTTGCGGCAATCATTGCCACGGAATATGTAATTAAAGCAAAAATCATAAAAGTGTTTCCTGTTCCATTGGTTGATAAAAATTCCATTGAGAAGGGGCATTAAATGCCTCGATCCTAGAACGCATGACTTGCGCTCTTGCTTCCTTAGTTGGTGGCAAATAATTTCCATGCTTCCAATGCACATCAATACCAACATTTCTGCCAATATTTGTGCTGTCAGCTGATGAAAATGGTAATTTGGTGAAAATTGCAGGGTCTAGCATTCTTAAACCATGCAGTTTGCAAGCAGGTCTTCCCATGTCATCACAAATGACTCTCATGGCTTGACTCATCTTGACCCACCAGTTTGATGTTCCTACTGTAGAAAACTCCCCAGAGCTACCAATACAGACTCGCAAATAGGTGTTCGCAAGTTGTTCAAGTCTCTCAAGGGATTCATGCATATGCCAAACTGGTGCGCCAAACCATGTCGGCAGCGGGCAGTCTTTTAGCAAGGCATCGTTGTCTGCTTCAGTTCCATCAATAACGTCAGGAATTACCGCAAAGTCGCAAGAAGGGACTTTTTTGAGATTTAGTGACCAATCGTAGAAAGGTTGCCAATCTTGGATTGGATTCCCAGATCGCCAGGCAGAGAATGCTCCATTGTCTATCGCAAAGGACTGACACACCTCAATTGCTGTTGAAAGTTGGTCAGAATGAGCAAACGAAACAAACGCATGACCATTTTCAATTGCTTTGACAGAGGCTGTTAATGGAGTAATTGGCAAGCCGTGATAGTGGATCATGCCTTTCTCCTTAACTCAGCCATTTTTGCCAAAACTTCAAGCGGAATTGGTGCTGCTTTTTTGTCATCAGCCTTAATCTTTTCTAAAGCCGCATCAGGCTCATTTGATGGTGGAACTGTGACCCTACCAATGTCAGCAGGATTAAGTTTTGGTGCATTAGTGTTTCTCACCCAATTACGCCAAGTAGCAAACCAATCTAGCTTTACACCTTTCTGACCAGCTTGGGCTATCCAATAATCTTTGAATTGATCAAAGGTTCTGGTGGGGTGAAGTTCTGGCCTTGTCTCTTTACAAAACTGCTCCCATTCCAATGGAAAAGAAAAATCATTGGCGAGGCGTTTGCCGAGTGTCTTCTTATCTTGGTTATTGGTTATTGGTTTATGGTTATTGGTTGCTATTGGGGTAGCATTAGGGGGGCTATTAGCCTCCTCATTAGGGGGTGTTCCCCACCTCTTAGCCGCCCCACGTTTTCCAGCAGCAGAGAACTCTTTGTATTGCTTAATCTCTTTGTCAGCCCTTGGATTAACAAAACCTTCTGGTGTTGAAATAAAGAACTCATTGAGGACAGTCATTACATCTTCCTCATGGTCACGCATACCAATCTGACGAGCAATATCTCTATGCTTTATTGGTTGCTCATGCAAGAAGTAGAAATCAAGCAAACGTCTATATGCCAAGTCCTCGTAATGAGAAAGATGGTGCGTGTGACTCTTGTAGTCACCTATGTGAAACTGATAGTAGTGCATTTCTGCATCCTCGCAAACCCTCCAGAAAGAAACAATCGGCAGGCGGGAGGTTCGCTTTTCGTGTCGGGTAATTAGTCCGAACTAGCCGTGTTTCAAAACATTGTATCAAATAAATTGATTGTTGGTAATTTCAATTGCAGGTTTTGGTCTGCCAAGCAATCGTTTAGCCTGTGCGTTCATCACCGCATACTCTGATTTACTGAAGATACCTTTTGCGTTTCTGATGTCAAAAGGGTTTAGTAAGCAGCGAGTTTCGTCTTTTGGCTTGCTTTCAATCAAGTGATCTGCAAGGGTGTACTTGGCAACTCTATATCGGCCTACCTTAACCTCTTCTGTAGTTAGCTCACCTTTGTATCTCAACTTCTTAGCTGTAGACAGCACAGATGATTTATGCATCCCTGTTAAATCACAGACTTCTTGTGAAGTAAGTGGCCCATTCTGTAGAGCTTTAATGATCATGGCTTGAGTCATTGGTACATTTCCTGAATATTTATTGGGCGGTTTAGATGATTCTCTAAAGCCCTGGCTAAAAGAGCGACTACAGCGGCATTAAAGTCCTCTGGTTCGTCCACGTATGCACTGCACATTGTGATTGCGTAATCAAGCAATGTTTCAGCACATTTTTGTTCAATTTGTTCAATGTTCATGCGGTAAATATAAGAGTTTTAATGGCCATGTCTATTAGGGTTTGTCCTAATATTTTTATTGAAAAAAGTAGTTTACAGTCCATACACCTTAACAAAACAGGAGAAGGTTAATGAATGTTCAAGTACTCCGTCATGTGCGTCAATTGTTTCAAGGATATAGCGTTGACAAGCAGACAAAGAGATCATACGAGCGCCAATGGGTTCGTTCAGTACGTCACTTAGGTGACAAGTATTTGTTAGCAAAAAAGGTAGAGCGAGTTCAATAAAAGTTAACAGGAGTGAATATGCCGATATTGAATGGAAAAAATGTTGTAAATCTTCAGGTGGATGGAGTTGACAGTAGAGACTATCCAGACTTCTCTGATGCTTACTTCTCAAGTGGATCTTATGAAGATGGAACACTATTGACAGACGATGAGTTGGAAAGACTTAACGATCTGGCGGCAGATGTTCTATGGGAAATGGCTTACGACAGTCTCACATGAAAACACTATTCCAAACCTATGTGGAAGAGTTTTCTGACATCCACTACTGCCCTTATTGCTTGACAACTAAAGGGAATAAAATAGTTTGCTGCCAAGAAGCAGACTTTATTGGGTTCAAAGATTTATATCTGGACCAACAAAAGCAAATCATTGAAGACGAGTTAAATAATCATTTTTAAGGAAAAATCATGGGCGTACATAAGAAGTTAATGGAAGCAAGAATTGCACTGCAAGCGGCTCCACTTAAGAAGTCTGGTCACAACAAGTTCGCAGGTTATCAATACTTTGAACTTGGTGACTTTCTCCCAACAATCAATCAGATCTTCCACAAGGTTGGATTGTGTGGCGTAGTTTCGTTTGACAAAGAACTGGCTACTCTGTGCATCACAGATACAGAAGATGGCTCTCAGATCGTTCTGACAAGCCCTATGGCAGAAGCTAACCTTAAGGGTTGCCATCCCATCCAAAATTTGGGCGCTTCGGAGACTTACACTCGGAGGTATTTATGGGTATCAGCCCTTGAAATTTGTGAGCATGACGCACTAGATTCGTCCCCTCCTTTGAAGGAAGAAAAACAAGCCCCTGTGATCACACCAACACAAGGTGCAACAGACAATATTCCTCCAGAGGAATTACAGTACTTGCAAGAGTTAGCAGTTGAACTGATTGCTACTTGTGAGCAAGGTGATCCCAAGGCAGCTTGGGTTAAGTTGGAAGGAGAGAACTTGGATGATCAACAAAAGATTGCCCTGTGGACACTCCTGCCTAGTAAAGTGCGTAGTTCTTTGAAAAAAGCTAAAGAGCTGTAAAATGGTGGCATGGCTAGGGTCTGCAGCCCGAAAAGAAACTCATCATTTCCTGCCATAACTTCCTTGATGACACTTGATGGAGTGAACCATGCTTACGCAAAAAGACGTTCAAGAATGCTTTGATTACAAAGATGGAGTCTTGTATTGGAAAATTAAAACTGCAAATCGTGTAAAAGTTGGAAGTCCAGCAGGATCAGTGGATCCATCAACTGGATATCACAAAATACACGTTTACAAAAAATTTCATAAAACACATAGAGTTATATTTTTGTATCACTATGGATATATGCCTGACTTTGTTGACCATATAGATGGTGATAAGTTAAACAACAAAATAGAAAATTTAAGAGCTGCAACAAAATCACAAAATTGTATGAATCAAAAGATTAGTACAAGAAATACAAGTGGAATGAAAGGAGTTATGTGGCACAAAAGAGATAAAAAATGGTTAGTAGCATTAAGAGTTAATTCAATACTTTATAACTTTGGCAGGTTTGATGATAAAGAGTTAGCAGAGTTAGTAGCATTAGAAGCAACAAACAAGTTGCATAAAGAGTTTTCAGCATACAAAGGAGTGTTACATGGAAAATAATCGACAGGTAAGAGACAACTCAGGCGTTTTGTTTCGCAACGACAAAAAAGACAATGATCGTGCGCCAGAATACAAAGGCAACATTACAGTCAATGGTCAAGATTTTTGGCTATCTGCATGGATTAAAGAGGGTAAGGGAGGCAAGTTCATGGGACTAGCACTCTCACCTAAAGAGCCACAAGCAAAACCATCAGCAAGGTCTAAAGCAACAGGCTTTGATGACGAAGACTTGCCGTTCTGATATACGGGGGGAAAGCGGATGCTGTGCCAGTTGCAATGACAAGCATCTGACTTAATGCACAGACGCAGCGAGTACCCCCACCACAATTCAACAGGAGTTAATGATGGACTATAAGAAAATATTTAAGACGATGTTCCCAATTGGTGAGTTTCCACGAGTTAGAAGCTCAGATCCAGTAACATCTTTTGAGGCGGCAGACCAGATTAAAGAGTCTGCTAAACAACATCACCAGGTCATTCTAGAGTGCCTAAGAACACATGGTGCTTTGGGCAAAGATGGTATCGCTAGTCTAACCAAACTAGATGGCAATCAAGTTGCCAGAAGGTTAAGTGAGCTTAAAACGCTAGGACATATTCATCTCACAGGTAAAACAGTTAAATCAAACTCAGGCAGAAACGAAAGAGAGTGGTCAATATGAGTTATGCAGATTTAGAAATGAAAGTTGTGCAGTGGGGTGAGGCTCGTGGCATCGTCCAGAACAGCACAGCATTTGCTCAAGCACTCAAAACTAAAGAAGAGTTAGATGAGTTGTTTGACGCTATCAACAATGAAGATAGAGAGGCCATCAAGGATGCCTATGGAGACATCTTAGTGACCCTTATCTTGGGTTGTGCTTGTATTGACCTTGATCTCGTAAGTTGCTTAAAAGGTGCTTATTTAGAAATCAAGGACCGCAAAGGATATCTCAATGAATATGGGATATTTGTTAAGCAGTCAGAACCTGCATAGCGTGATTTATGTGCTTAATTCTGTCGTCTAGACCAATAAAACCACCATTGATCTTTTTGGTCATGGTTTTATAGTCTCGAACATCTGCAAATTGGTTGAGTTTCTGGGTATTCCAGAACCAACCAGCAGTGAGAGCCGCATACATTGGAGTGGCAACCAAATCGGGCTCCATCACAAAATCTACCCCAAGAGCTTGCCCTGCATGATAGTAATTAGCATGGCCTGTCAACTGGATACAACCTCTGCCTCTAAAACGATATCCATCACCAGAGGCTTCATCCCTGTTGCCCATACGTGAGCTGTAAACAGTATTGGCAATAGCCTTTGGATTACGAGCGCACATCTGTGCTTTGGTAGCATCAAATCGTTTAGGCCATAACTTCTGTAGAGCCTCTGCACGATAGTTCAAGTTCTCTTCTAAGATATTAAAATTACCACACTCATGGCTACATTGACCAATAAACGATGCTTGGCGTACTGGAGTACTGATATCAAAACGCTCAAAAGTTGCGTTCAAAGCATCAACCCATTGCTCACCAATGTGTAGCTTTGCAAGTTGTTCTTTATTTACCATTTAACAAATTCCTTACATCGTTATAAGCATCTATACAGGCATTTAGTTGGGCAGTGTTTCTATCACCTTGGGCAACTATTTCTGCGATGGCTTGGAGGGTTGCTCGCTCGGCATCAGAAGCTTGGTCAACCTGTCTGTCAGGTTCACTTCTTGTTTCTGGATTTGTGGGGGCAGCGGGGGTACTTGCGGGGGCTTGTACACAACTGGGGGCGGGGAGGCGCACCCTGCCAGCACGAATGGCAGAATCCAAAGCACTTTGTTTTTGATTGACAACATTTGTAGTCTCCTGAAGTTTGGTAGCAGTAGAGTTGATTTGTTCAGTAAGTTTCAGTTCAGTCTGACGAGATTCCTCATTCTTCCGAGCAATCTCAATCTGCATTTCAGCATCACGATCTGACCAACCGAAATGGTATCCACCACGATATGTACCAAATAAGATCACGAATGACCCAACCAGTAGCCAAGGAAGTGGTATGCCAAACATTAGTCAACCTCTTTTCTTGCCATAGCTAAATGCTCACGATATTCATTGTCTTCCATGTGGTCTGGAGGAGTGCTTGGCGGTGGCGGTGGAGTCCAAGATTCATCCAACTCAGGATTAACCCACTTAGGAAGGTCACTAGAAGGCGCTGTCCATGTGTAAGTTGGTTGTTGACCAGAAACGCTTGTAACGCTCGTTTGTGGTGGGCAGGTAGGTTGTGTTGTACTGGGTGGATTTGAAGGCTTGATGGCGTTATTAACGGCTCCTACAGCCCTTTTGGACATAACTCCACCAATTCCACCAACAATCAGCAGAACAATGTCGTTCAACATCTTGGTATACGCTTGGTCAATAGGAGCCATTGACTTGATTGGTTGTGTCACAAAGGTGACAGAGTACAAAAGTGCAATAACAATAAAACACAAGATCAGGGTGACTATGACAACCACAAAGCCCCAAACTCGTACTTCAATGTCTTCAGGGGTTAGGTTTTTCTGATTGGACATCATTAACTTTTTTCTCCAAGATTGGTGCTACCAGATATTCTGGACACATTTGAGTAAATAGACACTTAGGCTTCTGACATTGCTCTAAATGGAAGTTGTCTGGGTTCTGACATGGATATCGATAAACATCTTTGCATCCAGTTAAGAACAATACTGATATCAAAAAGATATATTTCATGCCATCACATCCACTTGTGAGGCTTTGACCCATTGAGTCTTGATCTCTTGGGCTTTTTGTTGGTGTTGGACCTGATGGTTCAACTCTGCCAACCTTTGCATATTTTGTTGGTGGATCACCCTATGAGCCTCCCATAGCATACGAGCATTCTCTTGATAAGTGGTAATTTTCATAACCCAATCTTTCCAAGTAAAAGGTTAACAATCTTGTCTGACAAGTCATCAGGCAAGAACCTCAAGAATCCTAGAAACCACCAAGCAGCGCACCCGTAGCAGAACACCCTGCAAAACAAGTCGAATTGCTTCTGGTACTCGTTCATCTACCACAACCACCCTTTGGACATAAGCTCATCAATTCATTTATACCAATAAAGACTAACAGTAGAACAAAAGCAATACCGCCAATAATCATGGCTATCTCTTGCATTTCTTCTTCTTTAGCCTTGGCCTTCTTTTCCTCGGCTCTCAACGCTGCCATCTCTTTGGCATCATCCCTGTCCATCTCAGCTTGTCTAGCCTTGATCTTGTTCCAGACATCTATCTTGCCTGTCTGCATGAACAACATCTTCAACTCTTCTTCAAAGGCTCTGGCTTGCTCTAGTGCCATCTCAATCTGGAGAGCGGCTCCCATGTTTGAGCCTTTCTTCTCCCTCTTGGCCTGAAGCATAGCCTTTGTTGCTTGACTCTTAGCGTCAAACATCTTGCCAATCATGGGGGCAAGACCACCTAAATCATTGGCTACCTTACTAGCCTTCTTGACCATCGAAATGGCGCTTTGTAGGCCATTTAGGGCACTCAATGGATCGATAATCATTTCTTCTCTACCTTTTTCCATTCAATACAGTAGACCCTGCGGTTGTAAACATCTCCAACCCAAGTCCACTTAACACACCTGTATTCAATAGATACAGCCAGTAAAAAACTAATCATATCCAAGCCCAAATTATTATGGATAAACTCCAAATGACAAGGGCAACCATACTGACTGCCGCAATGAATGCAAGCAGCCAGTCTTTCATGTTATCTAAACAGGTCTAAAAGACCCTTAATAGGTTTCTGTGGAACAAATTGATCTGGGTTATTTACAGATTCATTCATTGCTTGACCCATTGCTGTCCCCATACCGCCAGCTCCTTGTAATTGTTCACCAAGTAAGAATCGAGTTCCAGTTTGGCTAGATAGTGCATTAGCTAATCTGTTTGCACCTACTGGCACAGCGGCAGCAGATGCGGCACTAATTAATCCAGTGCCAAATCCACCCATCCCTAAACCTTCAGCAATCTGACCACCGAGGCCAAAACCACCTGCAATACCACTTCCACCCGCTACATAAGGCAATAGTGCTGCACCAGTTGCAGGTGCTACCTTTGGTGTAACAGCACCACGAGTTGTATCAACAATGTCTCTCAACAAAGTTATTTCATCTAAAAGTGCAGGGTTATCTGCAAATGCAACACGTTGTGCAGTTGGACTATCTGGTCTGCCAAGATTCAAAGTTCTTGTAAATGCAGGTGCTGAGAAACCAGTAGCCGCATCAGGATTAATAGCTCTGTTTCTAGCTTCATTCAAGATAGAGTATTGAGCCGCTTGTTTACCAGTTGGTGACATCAAGCTAAAAGCAAGTTCTGCCGTTGTAGGATTCTTGTCAAAACTAAAGTTTTGCGCTACCAAATCAATATCATTTTGTGGTGTCTTGCTAGATACAAGCTTGTAGATGTTTGAATCTTGTCTAAAAGGCAAAACAGTCTCTTTAAATTGAGCCATTGCCTTTTGGTGTTGTGCGCCAGCAGGTGTGGTCAATGGAAGACCATCAGGACCAAATCCAGGCGTTGCCCATACATCCACATCATCAGCTAAACCTTTGTATAGTTGATTTATTGAATTTAACTGTTTCTCGCTATAAGAGCCAGGCACAAGACCCTTGCGAACACGTTCCATTTCAGAAAAAACTGTAGATTGCAAATCACGCAATTCTCTGTAAGAACCACCGCCATTTTGAATCAATGTATTTAGCTTCTCAATAGTTTTTTCAATGACAGGAGTTTGAGAAGTAGATGGAAATTGATTGATAACATCAATTGTTGCTTGGTTTGTATTACGCAACGGGATAATGTCATTACCAGCCAACGCCTCTGCTTGCTTAAATTCAGGGCTTACATTTGATTTAGCAGTTTGATATTGTTTACGTAAGTCGTCAGCAATGATCTTCTTCTCGCCACCTTCAGACATTCTTGATGGCTTAAGATTTTCAGTAGTTTTTTCAATTAACTTTTTAACTTGATCTGCTTTTATTTGATTTGAGGATTCTTTTGAAAAACCCAATTGACGCAATTTGTCAATAGTCCCTGCAGCTGGGCCACCAACATCACCAACATCTACATTAACACCACGTTGGCGAGCAGATTCAATAAGTTGTCCTGATACTGGTTCACGATATTGTGTGCCTGTTGGAACATTACCCGCTCTAGCGGCAACAGCACTAGCAGGTAAACCTGCCGCCAAGTTAATACCAAGCAATGCCAATGGGTTATTGATATCAAACTGACTACGAGCAGTTTCAGCAGCTCCAGTACCAACAGTAGCACCTGCCACTTGAGCAACAGGTTGAGCCGCTAAACCCTGACCAACTGCCTGAGTAGTCGCTCTTCCAGATTGTTGCAATATGCCACCAAGACCACCAGTTGCAGGGATACCTGCTACCGCACGAGTCACATTACCAATCCCACGTTCAAAGTTTGTCTGTGGTTGTGGCAAACCAAGCATGGTTGCAATGTTTGACATGGACTGACTTGGAGTACCAAGTTGACTACCAGTAGCCCTGTTAATCAACATATTCAAAGGTGTGCCAACAATGTCAGCAACCTGACCAATACCTTCTAATCCATAGCGAGCAGTTAAGCCTACCTGACGGGCAACAGAGTCTTGATTCTGTCTAACAGGAGCTTTTGGGACTATTTGTTGTCCAAGTTGAGCTGGATCAACATCACGATAACCAGCATTTTGCTGTTGCTCTGGTGTAGCCATGCCTCTCAGATCAATTTTGGGTGTTGCTTGACCAAGCATAGATGGGTCAATATCACGAAAAGTAGCCATGTTTGTACCTACAACTTTCTGTACGTAGTTTTGCGTTTCTTTGAATGGAGGAACACCACCATACTTCTCAACATTGCCAGGACCTGCGTTATAAGCGGCAGCAACCAATGTAGGATCTTGAAATCTTTGTGTTAACTGGCCTAGATATTTAACACCACCTCTGATGTTATCTTTCCAATCCATTCGATTAACACCAAGATCTTTGGCAGTTGCACTCATCAACTGCATAGGTCCATAAGCACGATCATTAAATCTTGTTTTAGGACCAATAGCGTTAAACGAACCACCAGACTCAGTTTCTACAATCTTTTGAACCAAAGAAAAAGGAACGCCTTGCCTTTCGGCTTCTTGCCTAGCAAATTCGTAAACTTGTTCTTTGGTAGCCATTAGTCATAAACCCTGAAAACGCCACTTGGCAATTGATAAGCAGTTTTACCCCTGTCAGGACCACTTGTCACAGGGAAACTAGGCAAATACTTACGCAATTTAGGATCTTCAAAAATTGATGCACTACCTTGTGGGGTCTGTGACCATTTCTCAACAACATCAGGCACAGGATTCTTGGTTACATAGTTGTAATAATCCTTCTTGCGCTGATTTGCAACCCTAGTAAGATCTAAATAATATTGCACTGCTTCTTTAGGATTTGTAATCTGTGGTCCACGAGATGCACTAAATAAAATATCTTTGTCAGAAGTTGCACCAACTAAATCTTGGATGTTGGCAGAAGCTACATCAGCAACAGATTGCAAGAACAAAGGAGAATCAACAGCCACTGCTTTGGCTCTTTCACCACCAATTCCCAAGCCACTTGCAATAGCCGCAGCTTCAGACTTAAATGCCGCAAACTTACCTGGCTCAAACGCACCACGATTGATAATGTTTTGCAGGTTTTGCAAACTTGCATCAGAACTTGAAGCCGCTTGGAATCCTTTAAAAGCCGCTTCTCTGATTGGCTTGTAACCTTCAAAAGCTTGAACTTCAGAAGGAGACAATGCTGTTGGCTGACCAAGTGCCTCAGCTTCTGTAACACGCTTTGTTCTGCCTGTACCTGGAACAACAATATTAGTAGGCGTTGTTTGTAAAGAAGCTTGTCCTTCTCCAAATCGCCTATCAAAACCTAATTGCTGAGTAACTGAGCGCATACCTGGCAACAGATTTGTTTGCATTAATCCTGCATCATTAAAACTTAGTTGCGCTCCTACTGGCACTTCAGGCAATGTAGTACCAACTTTTGCTTGTAATGCTCCTGCAACTGGTTTGGCTTCAAATTGACCAGTTCTACTGTTGTATTGCGTTTGAATTAAATCTCTTTGTTGTGGCAAAGAACCAATAATATTTCCTTGGTTGTCAACACGCAAACCATCAACAAATGTTGGTTGCATTGCTTTCAATGTTTCACGAATTTGTGGTTGTGCAGGATTGCCAGACAAGCGCAATGAGTCTGATAATGCTCTGTTGAAATCAATAGGTGCATTTAGCCTGTCTATTTGTCTTTGAGCAGCCTGTGGAGATGGTCCATAATCTGTTGAAGTTCGAGTAGGTGCGTTTACAAACGATTGTTGACCTGCTTGAAATGGAGTAGGAGCATATTGCTCTAAAAAGCTAGAAACCTCACCACGCTGGCGTTGTTTCTCTTTCATCTCAGAAATAGCTTTTTGACCACTAATGTACTGATCAGGTACAGACATAGCAGACCTTAAGCCCATTGCAGGATCATTGCTTAACAAAGAGCCTAGCAAGAACTGAGTTGTAGCTTGCTTTTGCAAACTTTCTTTCTCAGTATCACTAAGACCAGTAAGTGCCGCATCAGACAGCAAACCAAAATTGAAAGCCATATAAACTCCTTAAAGACCAAGCACACCAAGCAAACCTTGGCGTGAACCAGAAGTTGTTTGCATTCCAGATCCACCACCAATGTTGAGTCCCAACGCCTGATTGATAATCTGTTGTTGTTCCAAAGGCAGATTGCGGATTGCATCCAATTGCTGTTGTGTGTACTGCTGTTGGAATTGACCTTGAGCCGCCAAGTTTTGAGCGCCTTGGAAGCCCATCTGTTGAGCATTCTGAGCAATACCTGCCATCTGACCTGCGGCAGCCAAGTTCTGCTGATTACCCGCTAAACCTGCTTGTTGGTTAGCCAAGTTTGCTTGCAAGAAGTTTTGCTGATTAGCTAAACCTGCTTGTTGTGTCAAACCTGCTTGTTGAGCATTAGCCGCATTAATTGCTGCTTGGTTAGCCAAACCTGCCTGATTAAATGCAGAAGCACCAAACTGACCTGCTTGATTCAAAGCACCCATGTTTGCCAAGTTGGTTGCTTGTTGATTACCCGCATTAAACTGAGCCATCTGGTTCTGAGCGGCCTGATTAGCCAATGCCGCTTGATTAGCAGAAGCCGCACCGAATTGACCAGCTTGATTCATTGCCGCAGCGTTTGTTAAACCTGCTTGTTGCAAGTTACCTGCATTGAACTGAGCCAATTGATTCTGAGCGGCAGCGTTCTGAGCGGCAATAGTGTTTTGAGCGCCAGCACCAAACTGAGCGGCTTGGTTTGCAGCGGCCTGAGTTGCCAGACCTGCTTGCTGAAGTTGTTGGGCATTAAACTGAGCCATTTGGTTCTGTGCCGCTTGGTTTGACAAGTCTGCAACATTACCTGCTTGAGCGCCAAACTGAGCCGCCTGATTAGCCGCAGCTTGAGAGGCCAATCCCGCTTGTTGGAGATTACCAACATTGAATTGAGCCATCTGATTTTGAGCCGCTTGGTTAGCCAGATTAGCTTGTTGTTGGGCTTGCATATTAGCTTGACCAGTAGTGACATCAACACCTTGATTAGCCAATGCCGCACGTAGACTTGCATCTTGATTAGCCAAACCAAACTGACCAGACAGAGCCAAAGCCTGTTGGGTAGTGGCGGCATCTTGTGCCTGGTTGAGTTGTTGAGCTTGCATTGATCTAGACAAATCAGCCTCAGAAGCTTGTTGTGCGGCTTGATAAGCGGCAGCATTCTGTTGAGCAACCAAACGAGCGGCATTCTCACCAAAGGCTCGATTAGTCTCTGCTTCAGCAACACCTTGGCGTGAACCACCAAAGGCTCCAGCCGCAGTAGCACTAGCTGAAGTCTGTTGTTGTTGCAACTGTCTAGAACGCTCTAGATCTCTCAAAGACTGATCTGTAACAGCCTGAGTATAAGGATTCATGTACTGCTGAACATTCTGATTTAAGAATGAACCTGCCTGTACATCACGAATATTCTGACGAGCTTGTGGAGCAATCTGACCCAGAGCAGTAGAGGCTACTTGTTGACCAGAAACACCTGCCGCACCAACTTCACGAACAGTATCTCTATTCATCTGAGCGGCAAGAGCTTGTGCTGAAGGACCTGCTTGTTGTCCAGTAAATCCTAATGAGGTATAACCTTGACCCCTAGCAGTAGCGGCAGGACCTGCCTGTTGACCAGTAAAGCCAAGAGACTGATAACCAGTGGCTTGTGCTTGTGTAGCAGGACCAGCTTGAGCGCCACCGAATGTTGCGGCATTGTAGCCTTGTGTAGCGGCAGTAGCGGCAGGACCAGCAGAAGCTGATTGAGCCGTAGCAGGGTTATAGCCTGTCTGAGCCGCCATAGCAGATGGAGCTACTTGAGCGCCACCAAATTGCTGTGCTTGGACATTCTGAGGCTGATAGTTTGCCGCTCTGTTAGCGACATCAAATGAAGCACCAATACCTTGGAATATGGCATTGTTTGGATTAGCAAAGTCTCTGGTTAACTGAGCTGCACGTGCTTGATCTGGGTTGTATCCCGCAAACTGGCGAGGAGCTAATTCTCCAGCAACATCTCTAGATGTTTGCACATTTTGCAAGTAAGCATCACGCAATGCAGGATCAAGCTGCGCTGTTTGTTGACTAGAACCACCAGACATAATTACACCTCCGTAGAAAGCCAATAATGTGTTGGCTTCATGTTAAATTTAGATACAAAAGTTCTTGACCAACCCCTACGTCCTGTCAGGGTGATTTTTTGGCATCCCATGTCTTCAGCGAACTTCTGAATACGGGGGGTGATGGTTTCTAGATCTGCTAGATCACCTGCCGCTAAAAATATGTGCAATACCCTCATTCTTGGGAATATCTGCACTTGAGTGACTACTGCGCTGTTATCACTTGTCCATAATTGCATCGTACTACTGTCAATACAGTCGGCTACATCTTGCATATTATGCGTATTATCGTATTCTAAAGCAGGTTCTAAAATTTTCTCTACTTTTTTAAAATATACAGCCCATAGTGGTAGTTCACCATCTACTTTATATTTCTCGTAGTCAATCATCTCAAACTGCCAGGTTTCCCATCAAATCTGATAACACCAACTCGCCAATCTGTTAAAGCAACACCTTCAATCTTTACTGCAATTTGTCTACCAGTTAAACGAACCGATGTAGGAGAAGACAAGGTATATGGACCATGCGTGTATTTAGTGGTATTTGGGTAGAACTTAGTACTAAAACTAGCCCTAACATCACCTGCAGTCTTCTCATCAGGAACTAATCCTGTAAGACTCATTACCCTGTCGCCATTACCTAATTCAATTGGTCCTGACTCGGCAAATAGTGTCTGGGAGTCATAGTTGTTACCAACCTCATGCTCATAGACATACCCATCTGAGGAAACCAGAATAGGGTTGCTAAAAATACCTTTGTCTGTACCGCAAGTACGATCTAAAGTGCCAATAGACCAATGATTCTCACGATAGTTATAGGTCACATAGGAATCTACCTCATTGGTAGACACACTTGGGTAATACCACCAAATCTCACCAAATGTTGAGTTATGGACGCAATAAACTTTAGAGGCTTGAGTAGTGTTCAGATTGCCAAAAACAAAGTCAGAGACATCTGATGGCAAAGGTTTAACAAAACCATCGTATATCCAGAATCCTGATCCAGACATCCAGATACAGGCATTGTCAGTAGCCGCTACTGATTGTTTAGAGATAACTCCACAACCTGTACCAACACGCTCAAAACTGTAAATAAAGGGTGGGCCAATGTAAGTGGCAGTATGGACATCCACATCTGTAAACAAGATGGTAGTGCCACGAATCCGCTTAGAACACTGCAAAGAGCCAATGGTTGTTAGCTCAAAATCACCTGCTTGGTTGGTAGCCAAAGGAGTCCATACAGTATTGTTTTCTTGGTCACACCACTGTACTTTACGAGGATTACCACCTGCACCCAGAGCAAACAAGAATCTCTCTTGAGTGACAATTAAACCAGTGCAACCAGTTGGAGCATTTGTGATGGCGGCAGCATCTGTACCAGTATCCAACTGCCATTCAAGGAGCTTTCCATCCTTAGATGAGCAAGCAACTAAATACTCACCCCATGTATCCATAGACCATGTAGTAGCGGGAGTGACTGATCCTAAGTCTGGTCTAGCAACACCATAGGCAAAACTTCCATAAGTGCCATAGCCATAACCAATCTTTTGAACAGCATCTGCATCACCAACAGTAAATCCTGTGGGAGTAATGTCTGTTAAAGTATTACTTTCACTCAGAACATAGAGCTTTGAGTGTGTGCCAATGCCAATTCTTCGGTTATTGGAGTTATCACGCCAGTTAAGAAGACCTCTAGCTTTACCAGTTAATTGAGTGGCTGTACGCTTTCTCCATCCACCAACAGGGCGAATAGTGCCTTCAAACCAACGAACTAGGTTAGAGCTGTTCCAACGTCCTTTAGCCTGATACTCTGTACCATTCTTGAATACACCTGGAGGAATTTGGAGCGGAATGTAGGCCATACTTTGTCAATCAGGTAGGTTAGAAACAAAGCTCATTGTAGCAATAACGCTAGGAACTGCGGGTCTTGTTGGGCTTGTGCTTGTCCCAAAATGCTCAATATTTACACCAGTATTTTCAGTTCTCCACATAATCTCAATGTAATCATTAGCCGCCATGTCAACAAAGAAATTCAATGCAGCAATGATATGACTTGGATCACCAGTGCCTTTTCTCGCTACTAGGTGAAATCTGCTATTTGAGTTGTCAATGTTTGTCCCATTCTTGCGAAACCAAACATCCACATCTTGACCATCGTTTGTGGTGTTTTTAAACTGAATGGAAAACTGTAAATTGTAAAGACCTGGGTTACTTACATTTAATCTTGAAGAATTAGATAAAGTTACACCATTAGAGAAATCTGTTGTGTTAAATGTAATCGCATAGGCAACAGTTGTACTAGCGGCAGTTTGGTCTGTAGAGTCTTGAAACGCACCATAAGGAAAGTTGATGTACTTGCCACCAACTCTAGCAGTTAAGGCTTGAACAGCGTTAAGCAACTTAATGAAAAACAACCTCAATGTGCCATTATTCTGGTTCTGTACTTCTTGAGAGTAAGAAACACCAGAAGTTCCCAAATTAGGAACTGGTGGTACATCTAGTTGTTTCTGACTAGACATTACTTTTTAATCCAAGTTTGCCAAACAGCACCTGCTGCCAAGATCAAACCACCAACCCACAAAACAGGTTGAGCAATAGAAGCTATCCAATTCAAAACCTTGACAGCACCTTTAGCCGCTTCAATAGCGCCTACTAGATCACTGGTGTTTTTATCAATGGTATCTACTTTGGCTTCAACTGCAACCAGTCTTTCGTAGATTTGTGCATGGGTAACTTCTTGCATTATTCACTCCGATGGCTCTTTAGGAAGTTGTGCGTCAGCCTGTTCTTTGATCTTGACAATTAGAGGCCATACACCAGACTTAGCTGGCATCTCACCCAATACATTTAAGATGAATTGGACTTCGTTTGTTTCCAACTCTAATTTCATGCTTGACCCCAAGGCGTACCAGTAGCTTTTACAGGATTCTTCAGCAAAGCAATCTGAGCCGCCAAAGAAGCCTCTGTAGCGTCCTTGTCTACGCCATTCGCCCAGCACCAATCAAGAACTTCTTGTTGGGTAACGCTTGCGTAGGGGATAGAAGGTGTAGCCAAAGCAAAACTGCAAGTTGAATATGCAGATGCTGTGTAGTCGCCATCAACTGCTGTGCAAGTCCAGTGGGCTGTGGTGATGAAACCATCAGCAACCAAGTAGTCAGTTTGTGTGATTGTCCAAGTGTTAACGATAGCCATGATTTACCTTTCAGTGATTAAAGATTTGCGGCATCCAAACGTGCCTTGAGTGATTCAATGATTGCTTGTTGTTCTTGGATGGCTTTAACCATTGCGGCATAAATACCATCTTTTTCAAGACCAAATCTAGTTACTGTTTCTTCACCATTTTTAGTTTCAAATTCACGAACCAAGTCTGGCATGACAGTTTGCACTTCTTGAGCAATAAAGCCATATTGCGTACCCTGATTTATGTGATTGTTTTTCCATGCGTAGGAAACTGGTCGCAAAGCAAGAATTTGAGACAATCCCCAAGACAAATCTTGAACATCAGTTTTAAGACGTAAGTCAGATGGGTTTGTGTTAGTTAAGACACCAGAGTTTGAATAGACTGTGCCTGTACCAAGCGAATACAGTTGCACATCATCATTGTTGTAAACTTGCAATGCTTTTTTAGTTCCATTTGAAGAAACTTCAAACAATGCGTTTGTTGCGACTGTGGTTGTATTGATTAAAAGCGCACCGCCTGAGGTTATACGGGCACGTTCTGAATCATTGGTAATAAACAAAAAAGGTGAAGATGTTTTTGAGCCAATGCCCGACTCTGTTGAAGCAGAATACCAATAGCCAGTCAATGTGTTAGCCGCATATAAACGAATATAACCACCTGATGTACCATCTACCTCAAGCATTTTGTAAGTGCTAACTGCTGTTGGTGCACGCCCCAAGCCCATGTTACCGCTTGAGTCTATACGGGCACGCTCAGAGCCATTGGTTTCAAAGTTAATGTAGTCGCCAGCGGCTAGTGTGCTGTACAAAGTATTTGCCGCACCACCGCCAACACCTACACGCAATCTTGAAGCTGGGCTTGCACCATTTGTAACATCAAGTTTAGCGGCAGGACTTGTAGTCCCCACACCCAAATTCCCACTAGCATCCAGAGTCATTGCCTGAGTAAAGGTAATAGCGTTACCTGCTGTGCCTGATGGGGCTGTGTAAAAACGATGCTCAGAATTTAATTGCAAATACTGTGATGCGTAGCCGTTGTTTACGTAAGTTGAACCACTACCACCAACATACGAATTTTGCCCAATGCCCATTCGGTCAGAGCTAACGTTATAAATAAATACAGAACCGCCTTTCATTTGCAGGGCTGTATAAGAACTTGCCCAAGCACTAGGAGTAACTCCCAAGCCTAGATTGCCTAAGGAGTCGATGGTGGCTTGAACTGTGTTGTTAGTGCCAAGTGTTAAAGTATTTGTAGACAATGAGCGCAAGAACAAAGAATTGGCAGGGCTGTTTGCTGAACTTGTCAAAGAAATAGCGCCAAAGTCTCCACCATTGTTGGTGAACAAGACACCAGCCGCCGCACCTGAACCAGTATTGGTGTTGGCTACTTTTATCCAAGTGGATGAATTTGCATTGTTCTCAACATGAAGTTTCTGGCTAGGACTACTTGTACCAATACCCAGACCTGTGCTGGTTAGGCGCATTTGTTCTGCGTTGTTGGCGTACCATGCCCAGAAGTTGTTGCCGCCACCATATGCATAACGCGAAAGAGTGTGCGTAGCAAACTTCACATCCCAAAACGGGTTTGCACTTCCGTCTGTGGTGACCAACTGGTCAACGTAATAGTTGTTTGCGCTGTCACCGATACGCATACCGCCTGACGCATTCGTGGTGAATACGGGGACAACTACATTCAAACGCTGTTGGCTGTTGCTACCACCAACCGACAAATTCGTCCCATCAAACACCAGCGCAGAACCGCTTGTAACAACCTTAGAGCCGTTTAAATACGCTACTCCGTTAGCAGTACCTCCAGAGAGGGTTACTGTGCTAGAAGCCGCTAAAGTCGTGAAAGCACCAGTCGTAGGAGTTGTAGCACCAACAGTACCATTGATGTTAAAACTTGTTGCTGTGCCTGTGATGTTTGTGCCAACTAAAGCAGATGGAGTTCCAAGAGCAGGGGTGACTAATGTTGGACTGTTAGATAAAACATTGTTGCCAGTACCTGTACTTGTACCAACACCAGTACCGCCTTTTGTGACTTTGAGCAAAGGACCCGCATCAAATAATGCGTCAATCGTGTCTAAGTCAGTATTGATCTTGCCACCCCATGTGTCGGTGGATGCACCAACTTCTGGTTTGGTAAGTCCTAAGTTCGTTGTGGTTGTATCAGCCATTTTTCACCTCATGCGGCAATTTGCCAAGATTCACTATTATCTGCCACTGCAGTCCAAGATTTACTTGAATCATCAATTGCAGTCCATGCTTCAGATCCATCTGTAATCGGAGTCCAAGTCTCGTCTACATCGCTAATTGCAGTCCAAGTCTCAGATACATCATTCTCTGGCAACCATTTTAAGTTACCAGAAACACTCATGCTAGATGTGCAAGAAATACTTAAAGAAGCACTCTGTCTTCTCTGTCCATTAATAACCAGACTGCTAGAAGCAACTATCGGGAACTGAGCATTAGCAACTACCTGAGAGCCAACAACCATTGTTGAAGCATCAGCAACAGTCATTGCCGCAAATGCAACCCTAACCCCATTAACTACCAATGTACTAGCATCATTAGCCGCCAATGCTCCAATGGCAACACGCCTAGCCGCAACAGACATACTGCTTGCGCTAGAAATACTTGCCGCACCAATTCCAACTCTAATTCCAGAAGCAGACATGGAGCTAGAGCTAGATATAGCTTCAGACCCAATAGCCACCCGTCTTGCAGATACACTTACAGAACTAGAAGAGCTAATTGCAAAA